CTTCTTCCTTCATGCCTTTTGGCATTGGGTCCGCAGATTTAGCACCTTTGTTTACAATATCCTTAACTTGCTTGAGAGTTCCACCTGGTGTGTTCAGCTTTGCAGAATCGTCATCAGGCTTATAGTTATCGGGGGTAGGACCACCAAGATCTTCAACATTTCCAAGTTGAGTGCCTGGATCTGCCATCGTAGGCATTGGATCTGCTTTTGCAGCGCCTGAATTGACAGCAGTTTTGGATTGCTGTGTCTTTACTTCCATTTCTTGTAAATCTCCACGAGACATTTGAACTCTCCGTTATTGCCGGGTATTAAAACTATATTTATTTATAAAATTAAAGATTAGAAAGGAAGTTATTCCATAACTCCAACTTATGTTCTTCTAATCTTCTCTGATCTACGAGTGTATTGATTTGTTTTTTGGTTTGCTCTGCATACTTTTCACGCAGAATTCCACCATCCCAAACCCACTCTTTTCCTTCCATAATTCCCTCAACAAATGCATCAGGAGCAGAAGGATCGGCAACGATGTCAGCAGCAGTTGCTAACATGAAGTCGTCACCAACAATGTTGCATCCCTCTCTTGTCATCTTGAGAGATCCAATTCCTCTAGAAGAAACACCGAGTTTTACTCCTTCTTCTACGAGATTTGCGGCAATCTTACCCATTGGAGTTCCAAGGATTTTTGCCTTACCGATAAAGTTAGAACCAGATTCTTTCAGGGAAACAATCTTGTGCGATACTCTATCAAGGTTAACGGTTGGTCCATCGGGATGACCAAGTTCACCAAGTGCTCTGCCAGCATTGACATGAGCTTCATTGTAACGAGAAACTTCTCTGCGAAGAGTATCCATAGGATACATACGACCATTACGGTTTTTGATGTCTCCTTGAAGGAAAACTCCCTCAATATACAGTGACTTCTTGCCAGACTTAGTGGTCTCTACAAGAAATTTGACTGATTCGACTTCTTCTCTGATAAGTTTCATGATTGGATTAACCTGTTACTTGAACTTGTTGGCAATGTACAGAACCTGTTCCAGTTCTTGCTTCTGCAGCAATCTTTATCGATTTTCTCAATTCTGCTCTAGATGTTGATAACAAAGATGCTGGATTTCCTGATGATGAATCATTGGCAACAGTAATTCTGGTGCTATAATAACCACCAACATTTGCAGTGTTGTTTACTGCAGTTACTTCTTTATGACTAAAATCATAGGAAGATTGACCAGTTACCGTCAAAGAAACATAATCTCCAACAGAGAATGGAGATGAAAATCCTTCTGGGAAATCAATGATCGTAGTAGAACCTGTAGTAATTCCCGAAACAGGTGAAGAAAGAGGAATTCCCAAAGAAATCTCTTCTGGTTCTCCAACAGCAACTAAGAAGTTTGTTGGACCCGCATCTGGTTCAGTTCCAATCGCAACATATGCATCATTACTGATAGCAATAATTCTAATGGTATCAGTTCTTTGACTAAAAGCACTTGACTTCGCAGAAGAAGCACCAGTTGCTATTGTAAAGGCTTCGCCTACAGGATTAAGAGGAGACATTATTCCCTAAAGTTCATTTATAAGTTATTTATAATTACTCTTCACCTTCTTCGGATTGTGCTTCCTCTGGTTGCCCATTAAAAAGCGCATTTCCCACAGATGAACGATAATTATCTACTCTTTCAGCAGTTTTTGAATAGAGAAGATCTTTAATTTTATCGCTGATTTGTGACGGAGATTCGTCAGTAATCATCATGTCTAAGAGTTCGTCCATGTTTCCCATGTTACAAAGATAAAGTTATTTATATTTCCCCACCCTTGGGTAGTTCAATAGGTTCGGCGGCAGAAGCATCAATCTCTGGTTCCATCACTGGTGCTCCAAGATCCATTCCTGCTGCATCTGCCCCCGCATCTAGTGGTTGACCTGTTGCTGGATCGATAGTTGCTGGATCAGGAATAACCCCCGCCTTAATTTCTGCTTCGATTAACTTGTCTTGCTCAAGAATTTCGATATCAGTTTGACGCAGAATCTTACGGCGAACATAGTCCTGAGAGTAGTATTTACCAACATAAGGCTCTGCAGTTGCTGCGAGTGACAGTCTTTCATTCATCAGTTCTGCTTCTTTCAGTTCTGAGAAATGGTTGTCATACAGGAAATCATACTGAATATGCTCACTCATAGTCTCCCAGTCTTCGGGAGTAATTATGTTCTTCAGGAGTAATTGGGTCCTCAACATGTCATTAAACATGTTAGAGAATCTCTTTCTTAAACGACCAACAAACTTAGTAAACTTCAGTTCGTCTCTGAGGATTTCGGAGGATCTACCGAGATTAAATCCGCCTTCACCATCCATTCTAGACGGGGGGACGTTGAGTGATCTGTATAACTTCTTCTTAAAGTACTCAATGTCTGTAATTTCGCCAAGGTTTTGACCTCCAGGAAGAGTAGTAATTTCAGTGCCACGTCCTCCCTCTCTTCTAGGAAGCCAGAAATCCTCAAGCATCGCCATGTATTTCTTGTCATCACGAATCTCTCCTGTGTTTGCGTCATATACAAGTTTGTTACGATAACGCATCATAACGTCACGCAGATATTGTTCTGCCTTGACTTTTGGAAGATTACCAACATCAATGTAGAAAATTCTACGTTCTGGTGCTCTACTTAAACGATAGATAACCAGCGAATCCTCAATCATACGAAGTTGATTGAGTGACTTAATTGCTTTGTGTAGATATGAAAGAGTTGATCCCTTATTTCTATCCACAAGACCAGAGGTGCAATATGCAACGGAATCTTTTGTCATTTTGATTCCATTATTTGCAGTGGTCTTCATTGGGTTTGCCCCATATCCTGCTTTAGGATTATACATGAAGAACTCTTCAATTTCTGGGAAAACGTTCTCCATTGGATCATCGTTTCTCAGAGGATTAAGTCTCCTAATATCTGCTCTTTCGTCTTTCTTTTGCTTTCTTATATAACGCATTTTCATTGCGTCAATATAACGAAGTTCCTGAATACCCTCTTCAGGTTTTTTAAGATCAATTATTTTATGATAATAAAGTCTACCATCAATGTACCAATTGCGGTAGATTTCATGTGCTTTTTTATCAAAATCCAATAAATCTAAGATATACTTAAATTCTTTTCTAATTAATTTTTTAATGCCATCACTGGCATTAAGATTTTAAAGTTCAATCTCTACAGGACTATCATTGGAGTCCGAAACAATTGCTTCATTTACAATATCTTCGATGGCACTATCAACTTCTGGATGAAGTGCCATCTCACGATATCTTTTAATCAAATCATATTCAGTCTTATAAACACCTTCAATGTCTACATAAGAACCAAAAAAACCACTGCTCATGTAGTGGTCAACCCCGTCCTCATTGTTGGGAGGAACGGGGGAGACTGCTGACGGTGAGAGTGGTTCAGTATCCTCAATTGAGAATCCAAATAATTTGGACATTATTTAACTCTAAACTATATCTCTTCTATTTATTACTTCAGTGCTTGACCAGCCTGATCCTTAGGATCACCTGCTTCGAAACTCTGAACTGCGAATTCTACAGTGAATTCTTCAATCGTGTCGCTTGAGTCATAAGAAAGATCGATTGCAGAAACGTTGACGGGGAAGATGTCAATAAACTTGTAGGACTTCAGTGGAGTTACAGAAGTTCCAGTAGAGTTCTTCTTACTGAACTTACCTTCAGCAGCACCTCTACCCAGTTGATAAACATAGGCATCGGTCATGTAAGAAGCAGGATTTGTAGCACCAGTGTTGTTTTCCAACTTGGTGATAGCATTCATCCATGCCTCAAAGGCTTGTCTGAGAATGAAGTCTTCATCGTTGATAACTGTAACAGTCCAGTTATCGATGGTTCTGTCACCAGCAACCTTAAAGGTTCTTCCTCTGAAAGGAACATCAATAGATGCTGTGTTAGATGCAGGCAGGTTTGTTGCCTTGCAAAGAAACTGGAATGTTTCATCATTCCAAGATGCAGCTGGGGTTGATCCTGTTGCGGCAGTAGGGAAGTTGGGAATTGAGACCTCAAATAGATTGGGTCTTGCACCACCACCCTGAAGCTTTGATTTAAAGTTAGAAAGTGTGCGTAAAGTCGCCATTGTTCTTATTCCTCCGTTGTGTTAATTAATAGCGATATCAAACTCTGCCAGCGACTTCCTGGAAGTCAACTCCAGTTCTGGTGGCGACAAAGGTGAGGGTGATGAAGTTGATGGACTTAGCAGGCTTCAGGAAGATGTCTGCTCTGAACTCATTGTTGTCAATAACATCAGGTGTGTTATTGGTCTCATCACAAATGACGAGATAATCGATAAGTCCTCTCTTCGCTTGGACATCACGGAGGTAAGGATCGACGATGTTTCTGAAGTTCGCTCTTGTCAGATCATCGTTCAATTCAAAGAGTTGAGCCTGTGCTGCTCTCTCAAGTGCTTGCTCAATAGTGAGGAACAAGCGGCGAACGTTAATTCTGTCGAATGCAGAAGCATATCCGAGAGCAGTCTTGTCACCGAAGAGGAATGTTCCAGCACCAGGTGAAGTGATGAAGGAGTTGATTCTCTTAGGATAGAGACGGTCTCTTTGTGCCTTGCTTGGGTTGTAAGCAAGTTTGATTGCATTGTTCAGTACACCACGCTGTTGTCCAGCAGGTGAGAACCATGGGAATGCTTGGATTCCAGTGCGGCACATCATGCCAGCAACGTCTGCGTTACATGGAACGTAACGGAACTTGTTATTGAAACGATCAAAGGTAAACTTATATCCAGAGTCAAATACCGCGTAAGAGGAAGATGACAGAGGACCGAAGTAGTTGATCAGGTTAGTTGTTTGCTGCTCAGAGGTGAGGAGACCACCACCTGCTGCTGCAACCAAGTTTTGTCTGTGAGGACCAACAGTAGCAACACAATCTTTTCTTGATTCGGCAAGAGAGATGATGTAGTTTGCTTTTGCCTGAGACTGTGCTTCAGTAGTGCATCCAGGACCCATGATGAGGAAGTCTGCTTCTACTTCGTCTTTGTTGGAGAACAATCCGTAAGCAGTGATCAGTTTTCCAAGGTCCGCTGCATATCCGTCACTACCAGATGTCTGATAGTTGTTACCACCCATGATGGTGTAAGTCTTATTACCGATAGCAAGGAATTGCTTGTCCTGTGCAACAGTTCCAGACTGATTATCCGATGAAGTATCAGGAGTAAATGATGCGGATGCTACACCAGTATATGCAGTGAATCCTGTTGCGGCAGGAGTTGTTCCATGGAAGGAATCAGCTGCTGCCAGAGGATCCTTACCTGCGTAGATGTTAGCAGAAAGGTCGCGGAGGTAATCTTTAAAGTAAATCTTCTGAGGTGCGTTAACATTAGAGACTGCATCACTTGCCTTAGAAAGGTCAACGTGCTTCTCAAGAATGTTACCCTTGACTCCGGTTACGTCTCCGAGATCATCAACAACTGCAACGTGTAGAAGGTCATTGTGTCCCTGTCTGTCTTCAGTATAAACAGAAGTTCCAGGTTTTGGTGCAATTGTGCTCCAGTAAACCGTAGAGTTGGTGAGACCTAAGGTTTGTTGATCATACCAGTCAACTGCAGTTGCAGGAGTTACACCAGCAGATCCAAGTCCTCCAGTGTTAATACCTGAGGAATTGACAAAGTATACAGTGTCAGATGTATCGAATGAAGAGAATCCATCTCCTTCTGCATATTCGATTCTAGTCTCTGCTCCAGCAGAAGAAACTCTAGAAACAATCTTAACGTCAACCGTGCTTGTCGTTCCACTAGCAGCGGTAGAAACGCCAGTGATGATACCCTTTACATAACCAGTATAGACTGATGTTGTTCCAGATCCTGGAAGAACTCCAGTGATTGCTGCA